TGTCGCCGATATACATCTTCCCATACAGGTAATAAATCCCCTCCCTCTCCTGGGCCATTCCCCAGGCCCTGTTCGTCAGGTCGGTGCAATAATCAACGACATCCTTCCACCCCTGGGTGGAGGTCCCCGTTATCCGAAGCCCCTTTCCAACAGCTATCTGTGAAACGAAAACATTATCTCCCTTGGCTCCAGCCGTTGCGTCATAGTCCAGTCCTATATATCTAATGGACCCGAGGTCATAGTTTCCAGTATCGGATACACTTCCAGACTTCGATGGGTCAATAACAAAACATTTCCAGTCCCCTGTCCAGCCATTTGTATCATCGTATGCTGTTATCATATATTCCCGATAATCTGTCAAGGAGGTATGCAGTTTAATTCTTGTTCCACCATTCGTTATCGTTTCCTGAAGTCCGGGAGTTGGAAGGAATACCCAGATGTAAATGAACTGCCCCTCTTCGGCTCCGGCAGTATCAAAATCAAGTTCATTCCCGGACCCGATATCATAATAGACCTCTGAATGTTCGTTACTGACGGCCAGTGCAATACAGCTACTCCCATAAAGATAAGTCTCAGTGGATAATGATAACGTCCCGTTTCCTATCTTTCCCCAACTCCCACCGGCAGTATCGGAGAGCAAACTATCTGCGTTGGCAATGACTCCCTTACCCTCAATAGAGATGGCAAGAACGATAGTCAACCCCCCATGAACTTGTAAACTATATAGAATCCTATCAATCCTATCATGATGACAAGCAGGACTTTACCTGCACGACTCTCAACATTAAGTTCAATTGGCCCGTTCCAAGTAGTTGGGATTGAAAGGGTGGGTCGGTCCCTTCCGTGTTCTTTTTTCTTTCGCTCTAATATTTTATCAGGCTCTTCCATAGCCTCAGGTCCGTGTTTCACGCCCATTGATTGATTAACTATTAATTCCAACATTGTATCTTGAGTTTTTTCAAGTCTGGACATCCTTCTATTACCATCTTCAAAATGGACAGCGCATACTCTATATTGCTCTTCTGCAGTCGTTGGTGTCCTTCTAATGCTGTCCAACTTTTGTCCCTCCAAAGATTAATAAAAAGACCCCTCTCCAATAAATAGAGAGGGGCAGGAAATCTTCAGAGGGCTTAGCTCTCACCAGGAAGAACATTCCTGATGTGAACTATTGCCTCTGGGTATGAGTTTGCGAACGCAATGTCCTCTCTGGGCAAGAGAACTATCTGGTCGAGCTTGGGTTCGGAAACTATTTCAACAGTGAACTTTCTCTCGGACATCGATGGATTTCCGATGATTGGTGATGTGTAATTAAACACAAGCACCACAGTCCTGTTGTTCTCGGGATCAGCTCCAACCTGGGTCCTCGCAACGCCATCGGCGTCAAGATTTTCAGGTACGAGAGATGTGGAGATGACTCTGGCTCCATAGACTTTGCCTATTTCACCGGTCAGGATCGTTGCGTTGGGTCCATATTTCTCCAAGGTCTCAAGCTGTTCCCATCCGAGAATGTCGTTCGCAACGGACAGCGAAGTGAGGATGATGAGCTGGCTCTTCCTTCTCCCATGCTTTCCGAGCTTCCCGAATGCCTGTCTCACCATTGTGGTCGAGAGCGCAAGTCCAGATGCGTTCACGAACTTGCTGTTGTCATCCTCGTTCGCAATTGCCCACTTTCGAAGGCCATCGAGTTCGAGTCTGGCATCCTGAGAAACGATCCCATCAGGATAGTTCGTGCCATGATAGGCATTGTTGATGTTATCGGAGTAAGTTGTCTCGGTCTCGGTATCTCCATTGATGATAACATCTTCCTCTGTTTCCATCACCGTATCGACAATATCTTCCTTAAGGCCTCCCATCATTGCGCCAATGGCGTATGCGATGGTCTTCCTGTCGATTGGGTGATTTCCCAGGATCGTCTTCAGAGCAAGTTCCACTTCGGTCGTCCCGTGTCTGGTCTCGGTAACTTCAGTGTTCTTGTTGCCCGTGGTCCCATACATCCGTCCCCCAGATCCAATCTTGGGAACTTTTGCAGTTTCAGTGCTCATCGGGTAGGATCTAAAGATGTTTCTTGCCCAAGATTCATCGAAGACCCTCTTGATGATTTCATTTGCCGTCTCCACAGGAAGGAACTCACCGCCGTAGCCAGTGGTCCCGTCAAGTGTGGATTTTATTTTGTCCACGCCGGGTGGTATATCTCCTGACATTTTTTTCACCTTCTTTTAGGGTGTGAAAATCCGACTACTGGTACCCCGCAATCCTGCGGAGACTTTTTGCCATCTTTTCATCAGCCTCGGCGGTGTCCAACGGAACCCCATGAGCATCGAGTGTCTTTCCAGGATCTCCCCCGAAGGAGTCCCTTCTTACAGCACGACCATCAAGACCATTCTCGAAGGCCTCCTTGGCTGCGAGCTGTGTCGTTGCATCACTTAATGCCTTCTCCAGCTCTGCGTTCTTTTTCTCAAGAGGAGCTGTGGCTGTTTTGATTGCAGCATCAAGCTTCTCCTGCTCCTTTCTCTTCTCCTCGGCAGCCTTGAACGCTGCATTCTCCTTTTCCAAGGCCTTTAGCCTCTTCAAGATGTCTGCAGTGTCTGATTTCTCAGGTTCAGGGTCTGCTTCGGAGGTCTCCGGTTCGGAGGTAATGGGCTCGGAGGGTTCCTCTGCAGGTGCCTCTTCTACCTCAACCTCCTCGGTTGCTGGTTCATTTTCCATTTCAATACCTCCGCTTGGAGCGTCAGTCATTTTAACAGATACAACTTCATAATTTTGAGGTGATGTATCACTTGAGGTTGAATTTACATTTATTCCAATAAGGTCTTTTGGAATTTGAATTGATGGAGGTTTGTCACTTACATGGGTTGTTCTAACCCTGCTTGCCAATTCTTCGAAAGGTATTTCATCTATCAAAGACTCTGAGATTAATGGTGATGACAACTTTCCACTCGGTGATATTTCGAGTAAGTCAGCATCACGATTTGCAGGACTATCAACAGGTGATATTTCTACGAGTCTGATTTTAGTGTAATGCCACACTTTTACGGGTTCGTCTGAATCTTTTGATACATCTTTGTATTCTCCATCTATCCAGAGGAAGCCAATTGAAAAAGCATGGATGATACCTTCAAGTATTCTCTGAATTACGCTTATTGCAGATGCAGATATATACATTTTTGCAAAAACTTTTTCTCCTTCTTTCCAGAGTTTTGTTGTCTTACCTATTGGGTCAGCTTGGTGCATATATCTAACTGTGGCATATTTCATATAGAAATCATGACTTTCCATTATTGCTTCTGGCTCAACAACTTCCCCATGAACATCAACAGAGCTGGAACTTACAACTCCCAATAGCATGAGCCCTTGCCCAGGAACCCAGGTGTCTTTGTTCTCTATGCTCTTTATTTCCATGGGCATTTGTTTGTAGATGGCGTGGTTTTCATCCCTGAGTAAAGTCTTTAGGCGAGGAGAGGAAACATGTTTGAGTGATTGTTTCAATTCGTATCCATGTCCTTCAATCCATTTAAGAACATTGCTATCATTCCAATTAAAACGAGGATCTTGAGAAAATCTAACAGCTTGAGCAACTATTTTCCCACTATCTACTTCTTTCCCGCCCACAATTCTGAGTCCCATTTCATCATAAGGATATGTGTTAGGTGCATCTTTACTTGAAGGCCAAATCTGAAAAATACTTTCAAGCTCGTTACCTGCCCTGATAACGGCTTTGGTGTCAGTATCATTTGTCATATTTCGACCTCCAATAATATAGTTATATAAGGGACGATTAACACCCTGTATATAAATATATATTGTGATAATACTAACAGCCAGGTCAGAATCAAAAGGATATCATTCCTATTGCATTATGTTTCCTTACTTCTCTATTCCATCCACCCTCAAGGGCTCCTTTTACAGCTCCTACGTATTTTGGTCTATATTTATCAACAGCTCTTGTTAAGAAAAATCTTCCTGCAAAAAATACAGTTCCAAATTCTTGAAAACCTGCATAGTCAACATCATTAATACCGCCAAAAAGGATTCTAAAATCAGGATTTTTTCTTGTTCCAATATTCTCTATCCTGCCTGATGCCCTGAGAGCTCCAGTTTTTACAGGTGCATTGCTCTTTGCTTGGGAAAGAATTTTTTTGGTTATGTCATAGATTTCTTTGTAAGCATCATCTTCCATTGCCTGTTGTATAAGTAAGAATGTTCCTTTCATTTTCAGCATGTTTGAAGCTGTAGATAAATTAAAACCTACCATCTTATTCCCTCTCAAAATTATGACAAACTAATCCAAGGGGTGCAAGTTTTGGATATGATGACTTTATCTTACATACCCTTCGGTGATTGCAGATTTCACATACCATTTTCTTTACTTTTGGTTCAGGTTTAGATATGGGTGGTAATGGGAAAGGAGGAGCAGGTGGTGGTGCAGGTAATCCTTTTTTTGGTTTTTTTATTACCCGTCTTCCATGTTTTGTTTCTTTCATGATTACGCAGAAGCGCACGCCCAATAGGTCCCATCGGTTCCCAAATCGAAAATCTCACTCCCAATAGATACCTATTGGAGGCATCTGACAAGACTTATGGACGACGGACGTAATTCTTTCTATTTGACGTCCGAAGGAATCTCCTTTATCGGCGTTTGCGGATACAAGAACTACGTTGATAACGGGTTCGTATCCTTCACCCTGAGGAAATACACAAATAGTTAGTGCATCCCTATGGATTCCAATTTCGTCCACGTATGTCACGTGGTCTCCGATTTTGGGCGTGTGCTTCACCTCCTGTCCTGATGGACCGTAATTTAAGTATCTTCCTCGTCATCTTCCTGGTCTTCTTCATCATCTGGATTATCCTCAGGGTCCTCTGGGTCCGGAGGTAATGTCACAGTGGGTGACGGGTATCTTGGGTCATCTGCCCAATCTTCACGAATGGGGTCAAGTTCGGATATCAATCTACACTCATTAACAGATGCTATCCCTTCCTGTCTAACAACTTGGAAGAAGCGGGCATTTTTCGCTCTTGCCTCAGATTCTATCTTGATTTTCTTGGGTCTTGCAGACTCGAATTTGAGAATCCAATCTTCACACCCGAGAGCTTTTATTATCCCGGTGTATATTGCTTTTTCAACTTTTCTCTGAATTGTTTCTACGATATCATAATAAGTGTCATCCATGTTGTCTTGAGAACCCAGTTTTCCTGGTACACTCCAGCCCATCTTGGATGGGGGCATACCAAAAACACTGCAGATTTCTTCTCTGTAGTATTTGAGTGTGTCAAGGAACTGGCCCTCCTGAGATGTCTGCATAAGTTTGTGGAGTTGAAAATTCTCAGGTACGTTGATTGCAAGAATCCCATAAGGGTTAGTAGCCGTTTTTAATTGTTCCATAATATTTTGTTTCAATCTCTCAAAGTCAGTTGACTTCATTTTCCCGACATTGAGCAAAGTCTTTGGAATATCACCTGAAAATACATTTCCAATATATCCCGTTAGGTTGAGTTGTCCAGCTATGATATTCAAAAGAGAATTCAGAGGTGATACTCCATATATTCTATCATTCTTGAAACGTGATGCCCTGGCTATCTTTTCCTTATTGAAACTTGTGGTCATTGCTCCAGCTTTTTGCTGGTAGCACATTGTTACATTATCAGTTGGAAGTTGCCCTGTCTTATTAACAGCGAGAGCAAACATTGTATAAGCTGGAATGTGCCAAACGGCTTTTAAGTTCCCTGCATACCAAGTATCCTTGGAATAATTATTCTCTATCTTTTTATCTCTTGTCCCTGACTTTTCCCAAAAAGCATCACCAAAGAGAATCAAGTCATAAACAAAATTTTCCAGCCATTCGTCTGAAGTGTCGTCAGGGTTTGGATTTGAAAAAAATGCCTGTAATTTCTTTAAGTTCTCCTCGCTCGGTTCTTTGAATCCAGAAGCAGGCACAAATCTTCGTCTGACATTTATCGTGTCATCAACCATATGCCTGAGAATAGCATCTACAGTTTCAGAAGCTTCGGCTACCCGCTTAATCAATCTTCGTGAGACTGTAGGACTTACAGGAGCGCCTTCTTGCCAGAATGAACTATTCCAGTCCGCAAAAGACTCCAGAGTTTTGTGAACATTCGGCAAAGCGGCAAACTCGGCACACATGTTATAGTCATTGAAAGGCTATCTATTTATAACTTGTTACACCGATTACGGAACTCACAAAGATTTATAAGATTTCATCACGATATACAAACACATGAAATTAAAAGAGTGGATAGAAAATTCAGATAAGTTGATGAAAACTGCATGTTTTGGATTATTTCCTAAAGAATGGAAATATGCACACATGTTTGACTATGTTTTGCAGAATGGGAGACAATTCAAAGTTAGGAAAGAGTTCCCTGATGATATTGAACGGGGTCCTAAAAAGCAATGCTATACTAATTGTTTCGGTATTGTAATGACATATGATAACTATCGATACTGCGAAGGGTATGCGAAATCGGCGTACGGATTTATAACAGAACATGCTTGGTTGATAGATGAAAATGATGAAGTTGTGGATCCAACTTGGGACGATGGCTTTGAATACTATGGGTACATTATAGATGTTGAAACATTAGAACATGTCTCAAAAAAGACGGAATATATAGGGATAATAGACAATTATAAAGCCAAAATAATGTTGCTGAAGGGAGAGATTAATGCCGTCGGAACTTAAAAAAATGAAGCCTGTCGAAATCCTCGAAGTAATTAGTAAGACTCCCGTTATGAAGATACTCCTTCTTATAAAAACCTTAACAAGCGCCTCAGATATTGCAGATATCATAGATTCTAATTACCCATCCACGACAAGATACTTAAAAAAGCTGGAACAAATGCGATTAGTAATATCAATTGATGGAAAAGCAAGTGATAGTAATAGGAAAGAAAAGATGTATGTTTCAGCTTTGAACGATATTAGGATGAAAGTTGATCCTACAAATAATTGTTTAGAACTTTACATCTCCACCCATTTTGAAATATATCATAATAATACAAAATGGAGATTAAATGATTGATGACATTGATACAGATGTTTCATCTTCAGAAAGCATTCCGATATAAGCATAATTAAGAGCATGTCCCATATGGTCAGGGCCGGTAGAACCATACATTGTGGGCTTTTCTTTTTGTTTGATATCTCCTCTTTTTTCCATTTTCTCCGGTAAGTTGGAGATAAAGTTGGTATAGTGGTCGAAAAATTCTTCCACAACTGAACGAGATGATTCATCATAAGGTATTTGCCACCCGGGTGGGAATTTGAAATTGTGAAAAACTTTATCGAGAGTTGCAGAACGGTCAACGTGTAGTCGAAAGATTGGGTCTCCTGCATCATTGTATGGCTTATATTGAATCGGGTCATCTGGGTCATTAAGTTTGTATTCGCAACCCTTTACAAGCTCTCCATGGATACGTTGTAAAGATTGAACTTCATTTGGTCCATATCCCCAGTCTATAACAACATTTGAACACCCGAATCCCCTAATGATATTTGATATTCCCAACATCTGGTCATCGAATGATTTATAATCAGAAAGTTTAGAAACACGCTGAAATAGGATTCTTTTATTTTCATCGATGACGCAAATGTGATGCCCTAATCCACAATCCATCCCAAGATAGGTCTTGGCATCAGATACATATTCATTGGGGTAGATGATACCAATTTCTTTGTTTGTTTTGGATAATACTTGGTCGATAGTGACAGGGCGAAGTCCTCCAGCATAAGGGACTCCAAGAACTTCATTATAGAATAGGCGTTCGGATTCGTATTTTTCCCACTTTATTTGAATTTCATTTGCAGTAATTTGTGGGTGCATGAGCTGGTTCATGTGGTATCCTACATAATAGGAAGTGTTCGGATCCTTGGTTGGACGCCACTTCCCTATACGGACATCGAGTTCCACTTCACAAAAACGGCATCCTTTGTATTTATGCCCGGGCTTGCCAAGGATGTTACGAAAATCAAGCATTTGTTCTCTTCCGCAGGATTCACACTTAACGAACCATTCACGCTTGTCCGACATCTCCCAAGTTTGGTCGAAGTTGTCTCCTTTATCACGGGCCGTTCCAGAAATTAGCATATGTTTGTGACGGGAAAGGGATATAATTTCCATGATTTTGGGTAGCCATTCCCCGGGCATATCCTGTGCTTCATCAACATGGACGTAATCACATGCAAGACCTAGGAGGGATGCACCTTCTCCCCAAGCAGAATACAGATAACCATGATTGAAATATCTGTCATTTGGGTCAATGTGAAATTGCTTATGGTGGACATTTGTTGGTTTCTTTAATTTCTTTGAGAGGATTCCATCAACCGAGGTTCCGAGGGCAGTGGCGAGACGTTCGGTAGAAAATACATTTACTTGGACGGAACGAGCTATGGTATAAACAGCTCTCCAATAGGGGATTAGTAGAAGGGGAAGAATGAATAGATTGACGCCCGTTTCCGTTTTTTCTACTTTACGGGAGCACATGAGAATAACAGTTTTAGGAGTATTGGGTTTGAATTCACGGTAAATGGGACGTAGGTAGGGACGGTCTTCTAATGAAAATTCTGCCCCATTAATTGTTCGGAAAGCCTCAGCGAGACGATCCCAATTTTGAGATAATTCAATGATTTCTTCCACTGTGTAATCTGCACCCATGTTCATCACTTACAAATGTATGTATAAGGGTCTGGCTTAATAAATGTAATGCCCAAAAAGCCACATTCATTTCCATTGGTGTATCAAAGATGTAGAAAATTAATCCCATATAGATGGTAAATGTCACATTTAGGATTATATATACAAGTTCATCCATATTTTTCACCCGAACATTGGATCTCCAGGTTTGTGTTTTTTGCTGTTTTTTCTTCTGTCCCGGATTTGTTGTTTGACATCGACATGGACTAGGAGTTTGCCGTCCTCAAGGGAAAGGGACTTGAAGCCGGAGATTGATTTTTTTAGTACGGATTCCATTTCTTCATGGGTCCAGAGGTGGGAGTATTCTACGAGCATTCCTTCTTCGGTTATTCGGACTTTGGTTACTTTGTATTGATTGAGGGGAGGGAGGGAAGAGGCGTAATCTTCTTCTGTCCATATTGCGATGTTCTCAGGCATTGAAATTGCATTGATTTGAGACTATATAACAATGATGATGTAAACTGATGAAAGGGAAGAGGGGAGGCGAAGGGGAAAGAGCGGTTGATAGTTGAGTGTGTTTAAAAATAGAGTGCAGGGGAATGAAGGGGAATAGAGTT